ATGAGTTATAGCTAACATTGCTCATGACGATAAAGCCCCCATGGGTTGTCCTACAGTATATCTCACTGATTTCTCAGTGAGACCATACTTCCTTGCACTCCTAGGGAGAAAGTAATCTCTCATCACCAAGAGTCCAGCTCAGGAGTTTCCAACCTTAACAGGGAGGATTCTATCTAAGATGGCAGACTGGAAAATGATAGGTAAACGATCAGTTGCAGAGCTTAAATCAAATGAATAAGCACACTGCGACTTTTCGGCTTTTTCCTTAGAACGTTGAACTGAAGCGTCCTGATCAAAGGTCCCGTCATTAGGTATTGATTTTAATAAATCAAATAACACTAAATGAAGAGGCTTTAACAGAGACTGAGTTCAGATATCAACTAGAGCAAAGATTCTTAGTTTTCCCGCGGCTTCTTCTTTAAATGCCAACTGACCAAGTGAATCAACCAAAGACTTTTTCGTCTTGATTTGACTAACCGGTAATTGATCATATAAAGTTAAAGCCTGTTTAAAAATACGATAGAAGTTATCACTTTTAGTTAATGTGATATACTCCATAAAGTATTTGAAAACCTCCGAATCGCGAATCTTGATACAGTCATTTAATAGACCATGTCAAGAAACAGAATTTGAAGGGGACGACGACTGAATTAGGGCAACATTATTAGATCTTAAATTGATAGTAGACTTCCAAGAAGAAAACTTTTCTAATCTAGAAAAGAAATTACCTCGAGGGGCCTCATCAATAAAATCTAAAAATGCCCATGAGTAAGCTTTATCTCCTGTATATTCACCTGTTATAGATCCAATTTTTGGATTAAAATCCGATTTTAGGACTCTATACAAACTGAAACTAGTCAATCAAAATTGAATAATTTCAGTATTACCCGATTGTATTTTCTTTCTATCCTTTCGATTAATTATCGACGGTAGACCGTTATACAAACGAGGTAAGGGAATATTAGGCTCAAGTCCTCTTAGGGATTCGAGTTTATCATCACCTAAATACTTTTGGAGAGCTACATGGTTAGCCTTTAATCACTTTACTGTGGTTAAAGAACCATGATGCACATCCATTTTCTTTATGTGAATGACCAGGTTATGTAAAATCTTAGCTCTTGAAGGGACAGATGAAAGTTTTCCATTAGTCAGCACAATAAGTGCTTTCAAATGAATCTTTACACCTTTTCACAATTGTGAAACGGAAAACATCTTCTCTTTGACGACTCCGAAAGTTCCTAAACTTTTTAACATTGCCATAAAAGTATTATTATTTTTAATAGTAGTATTTTTCATGGTTTAATTTTAAAATTGTTTTAGGGACTCAAC